CTAATAATTTTTGTACATGGAATCCATTAGACACTCATAGTGGAAATACTTTTAGTGAGGGAAATTTAAAAGTAAATGGTGCGGGTAGTGCAAGACTATGTAGTACAACTTTTGCACCATCTCAAGGCAAATGGTATCAAGAGTTTAAATTAACAGATGTTAATAGTGGTTCTATATATAATGTTGAACAAGGTGCTTTAGCTTTAAGTGGTAATCTTTTTGTTTCAGGAAGTGATAACACTGGAATATATTTTTCTGGTCCTAATGTTTATAGGAATGGAAGTAATCAAGGTGATATCACAGGTGGTTTTTCTGATGACGATATATTACAAATAGCTTTAGACTTAGATAATAATAATGTTTACTATGGTAAAAATGGTAGTTGGTCTGATGGGGTAGGTGGAGGTTTTGACCAATCTGATTTTTCAAATGCAAGTGGATTTGCTTTGACTAGAACAACTAGTGATAATAATATAACTTTTTCTACACAGAATGGTGCAAGTGGTTCTACTTTTGAATTAATTGCTAATTGGGGTAATCCTCCTTATGCAGTTTCAAGCAGTAACAATGACGGTAAGTATGGTAACTTTGAATACGCAGTACCATCAGGATATTATGCACTATGTACTAAAAGATTAGCGGAGTTTGGATAATGGCTTATACAACAATAGATGACGGTTCAGTATATTTTCATACACAACTGTATGCAGGTGATGGCAATACAAATAGAGATATAACTAATGACGCAAATTCTGGCGATTTCAAACCAGATTTTTTGTGGTTGAAAAATAGGACAGACAGCTCTACTCAACATATGTTATTTAATTCAAATGTTGGTATGCCAAATCATTTAAATTCAGATTTACAAGATGCTGAACAAACTGCAACAAACAAAGCAACTGCTTTTAATGCTGATGGTTTTAGAGTTCAAGACCACTCTCAAGTAAATGCAAGTAGTAAAAATTATGTAGCATGGCAATGGAAAGCTAATGGTGGAACTACATCAACTAATAATGATGGTAGCACAGCGTCAACAGTCCAAGCTAATACTACCGCAGGATTTAGTATTGTAACTTTTAGTAGGTCAGCAGGTGGAACAATAACTGTAGGTCATGGGTTAGGAAAAAAACCTGACTGGATAATAGTTAAGTCAAGACAGACAAGTAATAATTGGGTGGTTACCCATAAATCTTTAGGCACTGAAATGCAAGATTATTATCTTATTTTAAATGGAACTGATGCAAGTTCAAATAGTAATGATATTTTTGGTGGCGAACCAACAACTTCAGTTTTTTCCACAACAAATAATGTTGCTTCAAATGATAATCAAGTAGCTTATTGTTTTACAGAGATAAAAGGTTACTCAAAGTTTGGTTCATATGTGGGTAATGGAAGTTCTTCAGATGGAACATTTGTCTACATGGGTTTTAAACCTGCGTTTATTTTAATTAAAAGAAATGCATCAGAAAGTTGGATTATATCAGATACAACAAGAGACCCGTTTAATAAAGCGGGAGCTGAAGAGTATATTTTAGCTGACTCAAGTGGTGCAGCGGCAGCAGGTTTACAATATGATTTTTTATCGAATGGTATTAAGTTTAGAGGAGCTTCACAAAATGAAAGTAGTGCAACATATTACTACATAGCATTTGCAGAACATCCATTTGTAAGTAGTAAAGGAGTGCCAGTAACGGCAAGGTAGAATGTTAGGTCACGGAGCTTTAACAGAATTTGCATTAGCCTCAGTCAGAGGTGGTGGCGTACAAAACGTAGGATCACCATTCGTTAGTGGAGTATCTTTTGCTGCTAGCGTAGGAGATGAGACTGTAACAGCAAGTGCAACAATATCTCCTTCAACTGCTGGAGCACCAAGTTTCACTATAGGAGCAGAAACCGTAGCAGCTTCAGCTAATGTTACTACTAGCACTGCAGGACAAATTACTATAGGATTAGGAGATGAAACTGCCTTTGGTGAGGCATTTCAAAACATTATTAACTTTAGCGTGGGATCACCAAACTTCTTTATTTGGAATGAAGTAGATGACTCACAAACTATTACCTGGATTGATGTAGAACCAGGGTCAACGGATTAGGAGTAAAAAATGGCATCGTCATATTCAAGTGCACTAAACTTAGAGTTACAAGCCACAGGTGAAAATTCGGGAACCTGGGGTAACATTACAAATAACAATTTACAAAAAGTAGAATCAGCTATTAAGGGTTATGTATCTGTAGCAATTGCTAGTACAACTGACTCCTTAACAGCAACAGATGGATCTACTACAGATGAGCAAAGTAATGCCATTATAAAATTAACAGGCACACTAACTGGTAATACTACTGTGCAATGTGAGGCAGTAGAGACATGGTACATAGTTGATAACGCAGCAACTATGAGTACACATACACTTGGATTTAAACCAGCAGGTGGTACAGCTACTAATCTTGTAGCAGGATCAAAACATATTTTATACTCCGATGGATCTACTATGTTCGATGTCTTGAACGATGCAGGAAATATCAAGGCCAACGGAACACTGACTGTATCTGGTAACACATCACTTGATGGTGGCACATTTGTATTTAATGAATCTTCTGCTGACTTAGATTTTAGAATTGAAGGTAATGGAGATGCTAACTTATTTTTTACAGACGCTGGTAATGACCGTGTAGGTATTAAAACAAACTCACCCTCTACAGAATTACATGTTGTTGGTGGCATCAAAGCCACAGGCACTATTGACTTTGACGGTGGTGGATTTGTTTTCAACGAATCTAGTGCTTCAGTAGACTTTAGAGCTGAAACAAATACTTTGACTCATGCATTTTTCATAGATGGATCTGCAGATAAAATTGGTTTTGGTACAAGCTCACCAGCTAATGCTAGTGTTGAAATAAACCAGGCCAACTCTTCAGGTGCTATTGCATGTTTATCTTTAGATCAAGACGATCAAGATCAAGAGTTTATATATTTTGACGGAACATCTGCTAGTGATAGTTCAGCTAGTCTTTCATCATCAACTGGTACAACAAGTAGTAAAGTAGGAGCAATAAGAGTAAACATTGGTGGTACAGATCGTTGGATTAGATTTTATGATTCTGCAGTATAGGAGCCACAATGCCACTTACAAAATTGCAAATAGCACCAGGTATAGATAAACAAAATACTGAATATGGTGCAGAAGGTCGTTGGGTTGATTGTGATAATGTTAGATTTAGATACAGCTTACCTGAAAAAATAGGTGGTTGGGAGAAAGTTACAAGTGATGCACTCATAGGTGCAACAAGAGCTATACTAACTTATAGTGATTTAAGTGGTGTTAAGTATGCAATCTATGGTACTAACAAAAAACTTTATGCATACTCAGAAAATTCATACGCTGATATAACTCCTATTAGAGCTACAGGAACAGGCAATATAACACAATTTGAAACTACCAATGGTAGCACTACAGTTACTGTTACAGACTCATCTCATGGTGCTTTGATTGGTGACTTTGTAACAATTGCAAGTGTCAGTGGTGCAGTAGGTGGTATCTCTGCAGCTAACTTAGAAGGTGAGTTTGAAATACTCACAGTCCCTAATGCTAATACATTTACTATAGAAGCAAAAGCAGCGGCTAGTTCTGATGCTACAGGAGCCACGGCCAACGGAACATATCAAATCAACACAGGATCAGCGACATCTATATTTGGTTACGGATGGGGTGCATCTACATACGGTGCCTCAACTTGGAATACAACTAGAGAAGGATTGACAGGTGGTCAAGGTGTGTTACTTGAGTCAGCTAAATGGGCTTTGGACAACTGGGGTGAAGACGTATTAGCTTTACAATTTAATGGTGGTTTGTTTTATTGGGACACATCTGCAGGATTATCTAGCAATAGATCTTCAGTGACTAATGTCTCTAATGCACCTACAAAAACAAGGTTTATGTTAGTATCAGGCGATGACAGACATGTCGTTTGTTTTGGTACAGAAACAACAATTGGCACATCATCCACACAAGACAATATGTTCTTGAGATGGTCAGGTCAAGAAGATCAAAATGTTTGGACACCGACAGCAACTAATACAGCAGGATCAAAAAGATTGGTAGATGGTAACTTCATACAAACAGCAGTACGATCAAGAGGTGCTGTTCTTATATGGACAGATACAGCTCTATATCAAATGCAGTTTATTGGACCACCACTAACTTTTGGTTTCAATCAGCTAGGTTCTGCTTGTGGTTGTATAGGATTAAATGCAGCTAAAGATGTCGGTGGTGTATCGTTTTGGATGGGCACGGACTCATTCTTTCTATTTGATGGTGCAGTGCAAAAGATACCATGTAGTGTACAAGATTATGTATTTGATGATTTAAATGTAAATGCTAAGCAAGATATATTTTGTGCAGCTAACACTGACTACAATGAAGTCATGTGGTTCTACCCTTCTGCTAACTCACAACAAATAGATAGAGTGGTGTTTTATAATTATGCAGAAAATCTTTGGTATATAGGATCATTAGCTAGAAGTTCATGGGCTGATCGTGGCACATATGATAATCCTTATGCTGCTGAATTTAAATCTACAGATACAACTGCAACAATATCTACAATTACAGGACTCAAAGCAGGTAGAACATTTATACATCTACACGAGTTTGGATCTAACGATGATGGCAGTGCTATGAACACACACATAGAATCTGGCGATGTTGATATAGCAGACGGAGATCAGTTTATGTCTATTGGTAGATTGATACCTGACTTTAAATCACAAGCAGGCACTGTAGATCTTACAATTAAAACTAGGCCTTATCCTAATGGCACACAAAAGACACACGGATCTTTTGATATTACAACTAGCACAACTAAAAAAGATACAAGAATAAGAGGTAGACAAGTGGCTGTAAGAGTTGCTAGTGATGCTATTGATGACAATTGGAGATACGGCACCCTTAGATTAGATATTAAACCAGACGGAATGAGAGGATCATAATGTCAAAAATACAAATACCTAGATTACCACAAGCAACACCAGAATATAGTCAACAACAACAAAACACATTAATACAAACACTAGATCAACTAATATTTTTATTAAACAATACATATACACCAGAAACATTAAGAGAAGAAGATGAAAGGATAAGTTGGTTCCTATCGTAAATGGCTAATACATATACAAACTATAAGGCTATATTAACAAATACAAATTTGACTACGTTGTATACTGTACCTGCAGAGACCACGGCTATTATAAAATCAATACATGTAGCTAATGTAGACGCATCAAATGACTGCGAGATATCTGTATTCTTAGTAGATTCTGGTGCAACTAGTTACACATTACAAAAGAGTAGAGATGTAGAAAAAGGATCTACGCAAG